TTCTGATCATGGCTTTAACGAAAGTAACAACCAATATGCTGCAGGCCGATGTCATCGGGTCGGCACAGATTGCAGATGACGCGATTGGTGCTGAACATATTGCAGATGATGCAGTCGGCGCAGCACAGATTGCAGATGATGCAGTCGGCGCAGCACAGATTGCAGATGATGCGGTAGATATTGCACGTCTAAACGTTACTGACGGCACGGCAGGTCAGAGCTTGACTACCGACGGTAGCGGCGCACTAGCGTTCGCAACAATTGGTGGTGCGTTCAACGACTTTGCTATTAAGACAGGGGCTTACACAGCCGTCAGTAAAGACCAGCTAATCGTAAACTCAGGCAGCGCAGTGACAATAACTCTGCCTGCAAATCCTAGTGCTGGTAGCGTGGTATTCATCAAGAACGCTGGCACAGGCGTAGTAACCGTGGGCCGTAATGGCTCTAAAATAAACAGTACAGCAGACGATGGTTCACTGGCGGCAGACGCTGGTGCAACTCTGGTGTACGTGGATTCAACCATAGGTTGGAAGGAGCTTTAGATGGCTATTAAATTAGGCGGCGGCGGTGGGTCTGCTTCTCAAGTTAATGACGTAAAATATATACACTCAGATGCTACTCTTATAACTACTGAAAGCGGAGAAAAGTGGCAATTGGGCGGTTATGGTGATAATACTGATACAACAGCATATCCAAATGCTACAACTTTCAAAGGTAATCCAAGCACTAACACAGATTCTGAAGTATCGTTGGCAGGAACAACAACTGGTGATTGGTCGAAAGATTGGAGCAGCACGATTACTACTAACGGCACATGGGTCTGGAACGGTAACTCGTCAAGCGTAGGTAATAACATAATTTATGCCAGAAAGTTGGATGGAACAGGCTCACAAGTGCAGGCTTCTGACGGAAGTAATTTTACCAGCCTGAATGGTAAACTTCTTGTTATAGCTCATGGCGATGGGTATCTGTACTCAATGTGGGCATCTGCTTATTCCAGTGGTTTTGCTAATAGATATCACGCTTTACAGAGACACACTATTAACAATAGCAACGGAACACTTTCTAACGCAACTTACATGAACTCTACTGTAGATTTAGGCCCGTACTGGCTAGAAGCTGTTTGCGCTTATAACACATATGGACGTAATGATTATTTGTTATGGATAGGAAAAAGCGGCTCTAACGAGTACCGGGCTTTTAAAGTATATAAAAGTAATGGTAATACAACTGTCGTAAAAAACTGGACTTCCGCTGATATTGGGGTCTCAGTTCCTTCTAATCTTTTTTCTATTCACGAGTTTAATGGACACTTTTATATGAAAGGGTCTGACAACTACTTGTATAAATATACCTTATACTTTGATTTTGTAGAAAAAATAAATGTAGGGACAGGGAATAACTTTTTTTCAAAGAATGACGCTACAAGTAATGCTCTCCTTGATACTTACGATTCTATAGCATCTAGTGCTAGTGGAGTACATAATTTTCAAAGGCTTTACGAAGCAACTGATAACGGCTTTAAGAACCATCCTCCAGAAACACTTGTAGGTACATCTGAAGCAAAAACTGAAGGCACAGCTATTAATCAGTATGTGAGGATATTATGATAAACGAAACAGATTTACCTTATCTTAATTTAACTGATGAGCAGATCGCAGAAAATAATATTAGGGCTGCGCGTATTTGGAGAGACCAAGAGTTAAAAGATAGCGACTGGATAAGCGGAATACCTGACCACGGACAACATGCTGTTTATATGACGTATCGCCAAGCCCTACGTGACTGGCCAGCTACTGACGACTTCCCAGACACTAAGCCAATTTTAGGTAGCTAATATGTTAGCAGAGATCAGTTTATTAGTAGGTGGTTTGAAGGCCCTTAACGAGGGCATCGCTGTCGTTAAAGAGTCTGGTAGCAACCTTACTGGTCTCGCTAAAGTTTTCGGCACCCTGACAGAAAGTAAGCAAGCGGTCGAAAAGATTGAGGCTGCTGCTGAAGACGGCGACCACATTCTGACCCAGGAAGAAGCGCTTGAGCTGGCCTGGGCAAAGAACGAGATTCGCGAGAAAGAGAAAGAGTTAAAGAAGGTTACGCCACGGCAGGTGTGGCGCGACATGTTGGCCATCCAACACAAATCGCTGATGGAACACAAACATAAGCTCGAGAAAGAGCGCCTAGCGCGTAACCGAGCAATCACTAAGCGCGACGATCTGATAAAAAATGTGGCCAGTGGTTGCCTACTTCTATGCGTCGGAGTTGGAGTAACGTATTTCTGGATGCCACTCGTTTAACTCAGCTTCCACAGTAATAGTAACGCTATTATAATGTCGTAGAGGTAATCATGGCATATTTTAAAAGAGACAGGTTTTCAGGCACCGCACCAGGCGTATCCCCGCGTCTGCTCGCTGATCAATTCGGGCAAGTAGCACAGAACGTAGACCTCGAATCGGGGCGGCTAGTCGCGATCAAAGACGATACTGACATACACACGTTGCAGAACGGTGCTCGCCGCTCGATCTATTACTACAATGACACCACCTGGCTTGAGTGGGATGAGGACGGTATATCAGCTGTTGAAGGCCCGATCCCTGGTGACACGTTAAACAGGTTGTACTTTACCGGTGATGATTACCCACGTTTAGGTAGTCAGGCTACGCTGCCAAACAACACGTGGCGTCTTGGAGTCCCTGCGCCATCCGGTACGCCAGCTGTTACAAAGTCTGGTACAGCAAACGCGGACGCAACCCCCAACGATGTTTCTTACGTTTACACCTTAGTAACAGCGGATGGTCGCGAAGGGCCACCGTCTAACCCAAGCACTGTTATTCAAATGACCGACGGTGAGACTGCATCTATTTCTATGCCTGCAAGCTACAACCCTTCTGGCTCTGGTCATAACTTTGCTTCGGGTGCCTTAAAACGCATTTATCGATCAAACACTGGTTCCAACAGCACCCAGTTCCAGTTTGTTGCAGAGGTTGCATACTCTCAGACTGCTTACTCTGATAACGCCGACGCGGCCACGCTTGGCGAAGTCTTGCCGAGCGCTGACTGGATTGGGCCACCTGACGACTCTGTGGTCAACGGTGTTACTTTATACCCAGATGGGCCTCTCAAGGGACTTATTTCACTAGCTCAAGGTGTTATGGCGGGTTTCACAGGTAAACGCTTTTGTCTTAGCGAACCCTTTCTCCCTCACGCATGGCCCATCAGCTACCGCATAACGACTGAAGAAGACATTGTAGCGATCGCTTCTACTGCGAACGGTGTTGCTGCGCTGACAGATGGACAGCCTTACTTCATTACGGGCACCGACCCAAGTGCAATGACCGCGGTCCGCGTAGATCTAGCGCAAGCCTGTGTCAACGAACACAGTGTCGTGGACATGGGTGACTATGTTCTTTATGCAGGGCCAGACGGTTTATGTGCCGTGCAGAGCGCTTCGGGGTCCGTGGTCACGAATGGGCTTATCTCTGTTGACCAGTGGAATGCTGATTACAATCCGACCACGATCCGCGCATTTAAGCACGAAGGTACATATGTTGCGTTCCACGCAACAGGCGGTTGGGTGTACGACCCTCGGGGTGACGAGAACGCCTTAACCACAATATCACTGTCCTCAGAAGTACGCGGCGGGTACATGAACCCGAAAGACGGGCAGCTGTACATAATTGTAGGCAACAAGATCCGTAAATATCGCGGCGGCAGTAGCAGTAAAACTGCGACCTTTAAAAGTAAGAAGTTTGTTACACCCTCACCAGTGTCTATGGGCTGGGTTTCGGTCAATGCAAATGTTTACCCAGTGACCGTAAAAGTATATGGCGATGGCACTTTAGTAGCACATTACACACTTTCGCAGTCTGGCTCTACATACACCCAAGCAACTACAGTCCCCAGCGGTATCAGTAGTGGTACGTTGCGCGAGCCAGTAATGCGGATGCCTGCGGTCGTGGCCCAAGAGTGGGAGATACAGGTCGAAGGTACTGACATCAATGAGTTCTGTCTTGCACAGAGCATGGACGAGATTCGCGCGACATGACAGTACGCCCTACAAAAGTTCCAGGTATTCCTAAGCCGCCTGCTTCTGCAGGACCGGAACTCAGACGTTACCTAGAAAGTCTCGCCGAAGCGGTAGAGATTCGACTCGGTCGTAAGGGTGACCCACGAGACCGTGCAGTTACGTTGCGTGAACTGATTCAGTCGGGGCTTGCTCGTGAGCTACGAGCCACGCCTTTTGACCCTAACAATGTTGGCGGGCCAGGGTTGGGGTTTGTTGCTGATGATCCTGTACCTGAAACAGGTGTACCGCCGCAGCCTACAGGGTTTACGGCGGCTGGTGCTTATAGCGTTATAAATCTATCGTGGGATTTCCCGTTATACACAGGGCCGAACCATGCACACACTGAGATTTACAGCTACCCTTCAGACAACCTTGCTTCTGCCTTAAGCCAAGGAGTGATAGGCGTTGTTTCGGGGCGCGGGTATACAGACCCTGTTGGCAGTAATGTAACGCGCTATTACTGGATACGTCACGTTAATGAAAACGGGACTGTTGGGCCTTGGAACAGCGGCAGCGGTACAGTAGCTACAACAGCACCAGATGTGGACCATTTGCTCGACGTTTTATCGGGGTCAATAACATCTGACGAGTTATCTACGTCGCTGCGGAGTGAGCTAGATACCTTCCAAGACTTGACAGACGTTAATGGCAACATTACGGCGCGCGGTTATCAGACGTTAGCAAATGTAAACAATGCCATTAGTCTTAACCCTAACGGCTTTCAAACCGCATCAAACGTTAACACCCTGATTAACAACAATACCAATGGCTTTCAAACCTCTAGTGATGTAACCAGCGCTATTAACGCTAACAGCAATGGGTATCAAACAGCATCTCAGGTTAGTTCAACCGTTGCGACTGCTGTGGTTGGGGTGCGAGGGAAAATTCTTGTATGGTCTTCGTCTGGTGAGTACGCGCTTAACGAAGTTGTTCGTGACAACCTCGGCTTTTTATATGTTTGTATTTCTCCGGTAAGCACGAGTACAAATGACACGTTGCCGACTAGCTTTGCTAACCCAACAACTCATTGGAAGTTGTACGGTAACATGGGCAGCGTTGAAGACAGTGCGAGCAAGATTACACAGCTTAATCTGCTTGATGGGAATTCTACTTCTGCAGCAGCTCAAGCTATTCACGGCCTGAACTCAATCTTAAAAGATTCCAACGGGAACGCCGTGGTTTCCGCTACAAATCTAAGCACAATGAAAACATCTGTGCTTAACGCAGACGGAACGGCTCGTGCGACAGCTACACAGGTAGACTACTTAAACTCTCAATATGTAAACCCTGAAACTGGGGTCGCAAATAATGTGACTCTCCAACAGGCGTTGAACACTAGTGCTGATAACGTAAACGGTCTGCGTGGTCAGTACACGGTTAAGATTGATACAAATGGTGCGGTAGCTGGTTTTGGATTAGCTAGCACAACTACTGCAGCAGGTAACATAACATCAGAGTTCGTTGTAAATGCTGATCGCTTTGCTATTATGCGCGGCGGCAGCAATACCGCAGCAGCTACCGCACCATTTGTTGTTCAGGCGACAGCTACAACAATCAACGGCCAGTCTGTACCCGCTGGCGTTTATATGGCCGACGCGTTTATCAAAAACGGTTCGATTGAAGCGGCGAAGATTGGCTCTTTAAATGCTGACGTAATTAACGCTGGTACGATCGCCGCGACACGTATAGGTGCTAACACTATTGACGCAAGCAAGCTGGTTATCGACGGCTCCTCGCTCACATCAACTGTTGTCAACGGCGTACCCACCCTGCAGCTTGGATCAGTAAACGTTAACCAGCTGACTGGTAATAGCATCAGCGCGACGATAATGTCTGGTACAACCGTCTACGCGAATAAGCTGACTGGTGACGTTAACAAGCTGCTACCGTTTAGATCTACAACGCCGATTAACGTTAAAGGTAACACAGCGTCGGGTGGTGGTACGGTTCAGGTTATTTCTAAACAGTTGCCTGCGACAACTCACACCTCCGTTGGGCACAAGCCTTTTGCGAGCGTAACAGGTTGGTATGACTCAACAGCTAATAAAACATACTCGTTTAAACTTTATATGCAGGACACAGCAGGTACTGCCTCGAGTATAGGTAGCCCTACCTTGTCGTCATCGACCAGTGGCAACTATTACATGCTCTTTTCGGGTAACAAGACAGGGCAAGTTGTGGCAGGCGCAACGCTGACCGCGTCTGGCAAATCGCACACTGTAAGTTCCGTGCAATATGTGAGTGGTAGTAACAGCACGAGCATCGTCTATGTAGTTGTAAGCGGCCAACCGTTTACTACGAGTGATACAGTGTATACCGCCTCGAGCAGCGGTTGGGTGCTTGTTGGTGAGACTCGCTTCAAAGCCAACACAAACCTTTATGCTCAGTTCTCGCTTAGTGGCTCGTTAGCCCAGTCTACGTTGGGCGCAGTAAACATGAAGTTAGAGGTCACACGTACGGGTAGCTCAGGTGTCAATGACAATGACACGTCTACTACTCCTGACACGATTTACGAGGTTTCGGGCTTCATAATGGGGGCACGCTAATGCAACAGTATGTTTTATGGGATGCTGAACTCGGTAAGATTCTTATGGGCCCACAAGGCGAACCAGGGGACACAGGCACCTGGGTCGCATATGCAGAAGGGCCAGAGGTTATCAATCCACGGACACAGACCCGCGAGTTTGTGTACGTCGAAGAAATAGATACGGTACTCGGCTACGTTGTTGGGGAACCTGAACTAACCTGGGAGCAGCTGCGGCGGGCAAACTACGCGCCGTTAGAAGACCAGCTCGACATGCTCTGGCACGACATTAACAACGGCACCCTCGATAAAGACGGTGCTTTCTATGCTCACATCAAAGCTGTCAAAGACGGCGCACCCAAAGGAGACTAGCCATGCATGCAGGCAAAGGTAAGCAGTGTGTTTTGAATCAACAAGACAAGCCAAAGAAAAAGAAGGCTAAGAAGAAGGGTAAGAAGAATTATGGCTACTAGGCATACTATTTTTGGTATGCCCAGCATAAAAAACATGCATTTCCGATCACGGATGATCGTCAATATAATAGCGCCTCATTCTTCAGAGGTGCATGATGTTAGTTTATATGATAGTTTTTTCTTTGGTTTCGCTGAGCGCAATTGCGGTTGATGACCTGAAGGCAGCGCGTAAGCGCGTGTGTGACAGTGTCACAATCAAAGATAAACAAAAATAAATTAAGTAGTAGTATCAATAACTTATACTATTCTAAAGTTGTACTTTAGAATAGTATAAGTAGAAGATAAGTCGTTGATATAGAACTAATAATAGCTTTACGGTGGACAGAATCCCTCCCTCTCCGCCAGCTACCTAAGTCTATGTTTTGTAAAGCTATTAATATAAAATAAAGACCTCTGTCACACTATGGTCACACTGAATGGCATCCGTACGGAAACGCGGCGACAAGTACCAGGCACAGGTACGTATCAAAGGCTACGCGCCTCAATCAAAAACCTTCAAAACTAAAGCAGCAGCTACTGCTTGGTGCAGGCGCACAGAGTCGAGCATGGACAACGGTTCGTGGATCGATACCCGTGGTTCGCGGTCCTCGCTCATGGACCAAATCATGGATGACTACATCTTGTCGTATGACAGATTTGGGATAGAGATACCTGGGCCAAAGATGACCCAGCTGAAACAGATTAAGTCTTTTTTTGAGGGGGTATCTATTCACGATTTGGCAGTGGAGGACGTACTTAACTTTGCAGCAGAGCGCCGCAAGACAGTCGTCGCAAGCACACTCCAGACTCAGATCTATTACCTAAAGCAAGCCGTCCAGAACAGCAGAATAAAAACCGAGGAAGATGTTGTCGAGATAGGCATTAATGAGCTGAGAAAAAAGAAAATTATCGGACGAAGTGCTTGGAGAGACCGGCGGTTAAATCTAGGCGAATGGGATGCGTTGATGTGGGAAGGTGGGGATCACTGGATAACGTGCGCAATGGAGATTGCTGTCACCTCAGCGATGCGTCAGGGGGAAATACACGCGTTGAACTGGAAAAATATCGACTTTGATCGGGGCGTAATCACGGCGTGGCGTAAAGATAACAAGGCTGAGACAGGTCAATCTAAGCAGAAAATACCCATGATACAGGGCGTGAGAGAGGCGCTCCTACGCTTCTCAAATCAAGTTGGCAGCAGTGGTAACCTGTTTCATGTAAAGCGTGCAAGCAGCATTTCTGACAAGTTTGCCAGGATGACGGATAAGTTAGGGATTGAAGACCTTCGGTTCCACGATCTGCGGCACGAAGCAATTAGTCGGATGTTTGAGAGGGGAATGCGGGTTGAACAAGTGCGAGTGGTTTCTGGCCACCGCACACTTGATCAGCTTTCTAGGTATATTAACTTGCGGGCGGAAGATCTAGCTGGTCTGTGAAGTATTGTGCGACACCTTGCGTTGGGAAGAGGTACTTCTTACCTCGCTTAATGTGGGGCAAATCTAACTGTCCTCGATAGATCTGCTGATAAACGGACTGACGCTTGACGCGAAGGAGAATGGCCAGTTCTTCCATATCCATGAGGGGCCCGTACTTTTCTAATAACAACTTCTCCATGCTTTGTTAACACCATTAAATCGAAGGGCGCAATGTATAATAATAGTTAAGGTATTACAATGCATATATATTAAATTATGTTGCTATAACGTAACAACCTCGTGGACAACTCTTACGACATTGTATCTTTTCTTGATTTTTTTCTGGTCGGGTAAGCAGCTTACATGGTAGACGTGAGCTTGTTTCTCACCTTTAAGAAGCACGACGTGCAACTGTCTCTCAGGGCGGTCAGCTTCGTAAACCAAAGCATGTGATGTAGTTGTATTACCTTTGCCCACAACGACTGCGTTTTTTCGGTAGTACGTGTGGAGTCGAGTCCCAGGTGTTAGCTCAATCCAAAAAGCGTCAGGTGGATCTGACAGCACCACTTCTTCGTTTATTTTTTTACTTAGGTCGCTAGACCTGTAGCGAAGCGTACGTTTGACGGTGTTGGGGTAAAGCTCACGTACATTGGGATCAATGTCTGCAGGGTCAACGCCTAGGAAGTTAGCGAACTTCAGAATGGCGCTGAGGCCAAGAGGTGTTTCGCCAGTTAGGTAATGGGAGATAGCGCCCTGGGTCCATTCAAGATCTTTTGCAGCAGTCACTTGCGTGAACTGCATTTCACTTTTTTTCCGGTTCCAGATGCGGCGCAGGTTCTGCGCGTTTTGGGGGATATCGTTTGACATTTGCTCGTCCTGAGAATGTTGTCTCGTATATAAACTCTGCTACTTTTTTACGGGGAACACTTTGTTCTATATACATAGATTTACATATATTAGCCGAGAAGTCATCTACTATTATTAGCGCGCTATTATCAACGCCGACTACTAAAGCTACAGAGGTGGATTGTTTCATTCGTTCTAGCCACGCTTCTTGGAGCGCGGACAACGAATGACGGATCACGGTGTCGTCCCGTGCAGGGAGAGTCTTGATATATTTGTATTCAACGAAGAGCGTTCCTGCTGGTCCCGCGTACATGGCGTCGGGGACTCCTCCCGTATACGTGTCATGGATTTTCCATTTATACACATCAGGGTGCAGCGCATTGTGGATAGATCTTACAAAGCTATGCTCATTCATTAATAAGTGACCCGTTGTGACCAACGGTGGGTCAAGCCGTCAAGGCATAGCGCACATCAAGGCACGCATTGGTCTAGACCTACACTACTTAGCGTACTGCTCGTACAGACCTTCAGCGGTCTTGTAATCTTCCTCCTGAGCCCAACCGACGAACGAGACTTCACAATTCATGAACGCCTTGCCCATCTTGTTCTCGGTTGGAACGCCTGATACTTTCCACAAGCCAGCGAAACGATCGCCACCCTTCATACCAATCTGAGAGTTCCACGCTTTGGATACGCGTAGCTTGGAGCTAGCGAAGTCCATGATTGCGGGAGAGCGCTCAAGCTCACCAGTCTCAGGGTTCTTGATAAGAATAATGTGGGCGTGAGTCTCGTTGATGTCGTACTCTTCAGGCTTGTCCTGAGAAGCAACGTACGCATCAGCGTCAGCTTGTGACGCGAACGCACCGCCATAGCCGCCACCGGCTTCTAGCTTGCGCCATACAACGAACTCGGTCTTGAAGTGCAAGCTAATGCAATACAAGTCGTTGCCGTAGTTGTGGTTGGTTAGTGTGTTAACCAGATGACCTGGCTCACACCCTTCAACATAAGCCGCGTGGTGCTTGTCCACTTCGTTAGACATCTTTTGGAGAAGTTTGACGCGCGGTATCTGCACGTTCTGTCCAACGTTTTCGTTACCACGACCAGGGCCGTCAACGGCTTTGAGGTGCGCTGGTAAAGTGTCAGTGGATGCTACGAGGTTGTTTGTTGCTAGTGCTACTGCTGATTTAGACATAATAGATACTCTTCATGATTCATGTTTAAAGGTTTCGAAAGTTAATGCGCCGAATTTCACGGGGCTGCAGACCAGGAATTTCTTCACCAAGTTTCAGAAGCTCCTTGTATGCAGTCGACGAGACCCGTCTTTGCAAGAGACTGTAGTCTTTGGTGGTGTTGATATGCTCGTACAGAGCATCCCAATCAATCACGTCAGGTACAGTGTCTTGGTTAATGGACACGCTGGCTTTGTCATTAGCGGTACGTGACAAACCCTGCTCGTCCAATTTGGTTAGGAGCTGAAAGTCCAAGTCGTCTTGCTTGGCTCTTAGCTCTTTGAGTTGTGAGTTAAGCTCAGCCATCTCAGTTTTGACGGTCGAGCGTTCTTCGATAAGTTCATTGATGTTCATGGGCAGTGACTCCTTCAGGCTGCTTGTTTAAGTTTGTTTAGGATTCCGAGCAGTTCGTCCATGCGTTCGACCTTGCCGCTCAGCTTTTCGTAGACGTCAGGTTCCCAGGTGCCTCGTGCTGCAATCTGGATAACTTCTGTCTTCTCGGTCTGACCTGCGCGGTAGATACGCCGGTTGAATTGCTGGTAGTGCTCAGCGTTGTAGGTTGGTGAAGCCCAGATAACAGTCTTCGCCTTGGTCATAGTCAGGCCGTGTCCTGCTGATTGGGGGTGACAGAACACCACCTGCAGCTGGCCTGCTTGTAACCGATCTACAATTTCTTTGCGTCGATGGGCTGGTGCATCGCCATCGATAGTTGCATGTTTGATGCCTAGTTTGTCTGCTAGCTCAGCCATGTAACGCTGTTCGTGCTTCCAATTGAACGCGACAAGCGATTGAGATCGCTCTGCAACAAGCTGCATGACCAGGTCGTAACGTTCGGTGTGGATGCTTTGCGTCTCACCATGCTCGTCGTATATAGAGCCGGTGCACAGCTGTAACAGCTTCTTGACCTTGGCACCTGCGTGTACGGCATTGATTGTCGCTTCTCCTGTGTACAGCACAGAGTCTTCAGACAGCTGCTTGTACTGATGCATGATTTTCTTAGGCAGAGTGACAAACATGGTCTGTACGGACTGAGGAGGCATATCGATGCACTCCTCCAGCATGTACCGGATGTTGATGTCACACAGTGCAGCTGCCACGGTTTCTTCTGCGCTGTCTTTCTGTACCCACTCGTTAGCGAAACCATTGAATCGCGGCGTACAAACAGAAGATCGGAAGCTGTAGAACCTGTGCCCGAGTCGCGCACCGTCGTCAACGATCAGCATGGGATGCCACAGGTCTAGGATTGTGTTGCTGTTAGGTGTGCCAGACATGGCAACGCGGTGGGTGAACTTGCTAGCGATTGCACAGCAGGCTTTGCTACGTTGACTGTCTTTGTTCTTGAACGCCGTGAACTCGTCAATGACTAGAGTGTCAAAGCCGTCTAGTACGTGGGAGTTCTTAGCGATCCACTTTACAGCGTCATGATTGGTGATAACGACGCGTGCATCACTGGTGAATGCTTTCTCACGGTTCTTGGCGTACGCGATTGCGTACGTAAGATCAGGTGTGAACTTATCGATATCGTCACCCCACGAGGCTTCCAAGATGGATAGCGGGGCGAGAACCAAGGTTCGTGATTCGCGGTCAACGATTGCGTCAAGGACAGAACGGGTCTTACCAGTTCCTGGATCAGATGTGACTAAGCATCGCGGGGTGTTTTTGATGTAGTCAGTCGTGACTTTCTGGTGCTCGAAAGGTTTCATAGTCATCACTCATTGATGGTTTGGAATAATACCACAGGTATTATTACGGTTCAAATGCCAATCTTGCGCCCGCAGTTTTGGCAGTTTTTTGGCCAGTGGCCGATACGATCTTCGGGCCAGCAACGACAGACGTTCTCACGTTCTCGATATTCGTCTAAAGGGAAGCCGTAATGCCCTGTGGTTTTGATTTTTTTCGATGTGAGTTGTAGCTTTTCACGTGCTGTTAGCTTCATATAATACCGTTACTATTATTAGTGCTCTATAAAAACTATAGGTTGGTCGCTGGACCAGCAGTAACCACAAGTTGCGCAGCTGTCTGTGAACTTGGATTGCTCAGGACAGATAATGCCTGGGCCGTTCCACGCGTCTAAATCGCTATAGTCGATAACCGACGCATTAAAAGACGTCGTAACATCATCACTAAACCGGACACGAAACCGGTCAGGGTGCATGCGATTTACATTGTCGATCATGCTACCTAGTTGCGAGTCTGCAGAGTGATGCGTGTAACCGAACACATGCAGGTTTTCGAACTGGTGTAACCACAATTGCCACTGGACTATGTATTTGCCGTCGTAGAAGTCACCAAGCACGTGCAGTCGGACAACGAACCCGCTTGGATGTTTGTCGTTTAAAGACGACAGTTGCTGTTCTAGGTTCGGTATGAAGTCTGGGTCAGTATGGTCAAACCTGTGTGCAAACGGCATGTTGTCACCGTAGCAGTTGTCCCACTGCTCGCAATCAGAAGGACACGTAGCGCGCTCTTCTAAGGATAGCGAGTACATTGTCATGCCTTTCCACATCTTTACGGTAACTTTGTCACCTAGCTTTGCGTTTTGCTTGCCTCGCTTTAGCATGTTGAGGCTTGCTGGCTTTACGCCTTTGCGGTATCTGGTCCTTGGCGGGCGCAGATTTTTTACTGGGATTAGGTTCTCGGCTAAGGATGTCATCGAGGATCTCCTGTCGTAATTCAGCGGCTGTCGTCCGATCGCACTTCGTCATTATCTTGATCTCGGACTTCTTCAAACGGTGTGTACTCCACACAGTTGCTTCCTTTGGATCGGTTACGAGCTTGTACTCGACTTTCTTCCCATCTCTTTTGTATAGCATTTGCATACATCAAGTCCTTCACTGGTTGGATAAATAGTTCTTTCCATTCGTTATCGGTCATCGGGAAACTCCAGGTAATGCGCTTCGTCAGCTAGATCTAGCGCTTTGTTGATTGCGGCAAGTGCTGCACCTTCGCGGCCAGCGTTCAACATCGTTGCCATAAATTCGATTTGAAACCGGATCTTTTGGCCGTAGCTTTTAGGTTCAGGCTTCTGGTTTATTTCTTTCATGACGGGTCAACCTCTACCCATCGCAGTGTGCGGTAGGGAAACTTTTTGGTTTTGACAAACATTAGTTGCTCGCGGGTCATGGTTTTCTTCATGACAAACAACGTGATGGATATGACAAGACCACCAACCATTGCTGCAAACATGCCGCCAAATGTCCCTGCGAACAGGAACATAAGGAGGCCAGTGCAAGCGACATCTAGCGGGATGTCATAGGTGATGGCACGGCGTACGCCGAATTTAAATATCAGGAACAGTAGTCCTACTGCTGAAAGCAGTCCGGCTATAATCATACAAAACTCCAAGTAACGTGATTACGATGAATGCAATTTCAATTGCGTTTAGGATAGAAACAAGAGTCATTCGTTGGTCCTTTGATGGAAGTACGCAACGCACAACACAATTGCGATAAAGGCTAAGGTGTACAAACTAGCTGCAATCATGTGTGCGAAGAGTGTGAGTAAGGCGGCTACGGCTAGCGCATAACCAAAGTAGATAAGTAACTTTTTCATAGGGTTTCTCTCTTCATGGTTCATGGGGATCAGTTGGATTCCGATCGGGAATAAAAAAGCCCTGACACATACAGTCATCAGGGCAAAGGTCTTACACACAGGGAGGAATGTAAGTCGGTTAGCTAACACCCCAGCTGCATTCAGGCTCGTCACCTTTGCGGAACGAACACCATCTGCAGCTGTCTTTGCTGGGTGTTGGAGCAAATTCTGTTTCGGTTGTCATCTTGATTGCACGGCGGTGGTAGCCTGGTGCAAACACCATCGCTTGATCGCGTGTGTATGACTTCTTAGTAGTCTCACCTTTATCGAGATACCAGAACTCAGTCTGTACAAACTGTAGATGTGGGTATCTGAAGAACGTGCCGATTGCATACAAGAGACCTTGCTGCCCGTGGGATATCTCGTTACCCCACTTTTTACCTGTCTTGTAGTCGATTACTCGGGCAGACGTGTCGTCTTCTTGTACGAGTGCATCGAGTTTGATGCGAGCCCAAGTTTCTTTTTGCATCCAACCGACTGGTGCCCAATCGAGATCGAAGCCCCACTCACCCTCTAACTCGACTTTGGCGTCGATATATAAGGCACGTAGCTCTTCGAACTCGTCTTTGAACTTGTGTAGTGAGTCATGCATCTCACCCATAGTGCCGTTGACATAGTCTTCAGCGTATTGGTGGATCTCTGTACCGCGATCTGCAGCAGCGCCACTAGGTTCTTTGACACCTTTAACGCGGCTGATGTATGTGCGGTATGGGCACTCTTCGTAGACCTTTAGAGCTGAGTAGCTCCAGGCTCTGACGTCGCCGAGGGTTTCTGGTTTCTCGAAATCAACTACGTCGTCAGGTCTCGTATCCTGAGTTAGCTTAATCATCTACAGTCCTAGTAGTAGTAAATAGAATAATAGTATAACTATTATTGCTATACGACAGCAAGTAACTTGCGGTCCTTATCGTCAAAGTATTTGTCAGTGATGTCTGCAAACTGTTCATCATCCAACTCCCATGTTGTTACGACACCTGTGAGCGGATTAGCTGATCTTGGTGCGTTGTAAGCGCGTCTACGTTCACGAGTCAGTCCGTTACGTTCTGCGCGTTTGATGAATTCACGTTGTGATATACGGTCGTCAGTGAGTACGCCATACACAACACGCAAGTGCTCCATAGGTATTACTGAGTATTCAGCTTGTGATTCTGCAATCCACTGCTTAACAAAACGTTGTGCGGTAGTAATCTCTTGTCCTTGAAGCACGTTAGTAAGGCTTATGTCTAAGATATCTGTAAGGAACTCAAGATTGCCGTGGCGTACTGCAGCAAAGAACTCTTCCATTACAGACATGGTGAC